CGGGTTTGGCTTTAGCGATCATTGGTCGCTTGGTGTTCCTGGCTTGCTTTTAAGTCCATTTGAAGCAACCAGTCCGCTTAGTGTGCCAGTAAGAAAAACTAGCAACGTGCTTAAAAGGTCAATTAGTTGCGCGTCGGTTGGTGCCTGTTCGGTTGGCTGATCTACAAACAAAATGCCGTAAATAAACGCCATGACCGTAAAGGTAAAACACAAGGCCATTAGACGGCCAACAAAAACAATTAGTGAAGCGTGGTGTTGTTCGGGTGTTTTATTCACATGCGGCCTTTGTAAAGCATTGGTACTCGATATTCGTTTTAGAAACTGTGCAACCACTACAACCCCAAACTACTACCGCGATTAAAAGCGCGTACCCAATCATGTAACGCCATTTCATTAAGACAGTAGCGCGGCTACTTCGTCTGCTGTTAGCCCAAGTTTTGCAATTACTTCGGCTTTGGCTTTGGCGCGTGCTTTGTCGGCTTCAGCAAGTGCAACATATTTGGCTAAATCTTTTTTGCGCTGTGCTTGTTCGTCGGCTGTGTAGTCACGCTCTACCAATTCGCCTGTTTGTGCGTCTAGTTCTAATTTGTCAGCCATAAATCACCTAACTATTTTGGTATCCGTACACGCGAATAGTGCCCGTAAAACTTGTTCCGGCAATAGTTACGGTAAATCCGTCGTAAGCTGTCGCATTTGTATTTGTACCGCCCAAAATATATTGCGCAAAATTGCCGCCGCCGATATTTAAACCAGCGATTGCGTTGTAGTTTGTTGCTTGTGTTAATTGTGGTGCAAAAACATTCATTGTGTTGCTGTAAGTTGTTGAAGCTGCAGGATTGAAAGCGCCTAATGACCATTCATCGGTTCCGTCTGGGTTTGCAGTAGAGGAAACTGCACCGCCGGCGCCTGCTATGCGGCTTGAATTGTAATTTGTTGTTGCATCTGTTCCGCTTGCCCGCAATCTAAAAGTAAAAGAGCCTTCCGCGCCAACACCAGCCGTTACATTAAAAGTTATAAGGTAATTAGAATAAAGGCTTGTAAAACAGTTATTTACAGACACGGTTGCGACGGCGCTAGGTGTTGCCTGCGTAATGTACGTAAGCCCACCGTCAGCCGTTACCCATGCGCTACCGGTGTAAACCTGCAAAGTGCTAGTTGCCTCAATATAAGCGTATTGACCTTGTGCAAGTACTTTTTCACCGGTGCCACCAAAAGCGGCGTCACGCGTAACGGTCGTTGCAAAAACTGGTATGCCCGTATTTATTTGCGTTTGTTGCGCCGCGGTCAACACCTGCCCGGCTGTAAAACTTGGTACTGCTATTTGTGCGTTCGCGCCCATGCTTTTAGCCTAGATCACCCAAGGACGTTTAGCGCGTCAATAATTCCTGTTACCGGGTTGTCAAGTATTAGTTCATAAACAATTGTGGTAGGGCTTGTAAACAAACTGACCCGGTGGCCGTCCAAAGTAATGCTGTGTTCGACGCCCTCGACTGAAAGCTCTTGGGCCAATGTGGTTGTTGTGGACCCTGTAACAAATGTGCGGGTAATGCTGATCGTGTCCGAAACGTCAACGGTTGCCACGGTGTCGCGTTGAGCGTTGGTAAGGGCACCAAATACGGTTTCAACGCTGTTGTAGCGCGCTTCCGGGGTGCCGTTTAAAAGGTAGGTTGCTGCGGTGTCAATTTGCCCTTGTACGTGTAAAAGGCTGTTTGTAATGCTGTTTGTTTGCACAAAAAATTGGGCTTGGCTTGGCAGATCGTCGGCAGTGCTTGTTTTGCCGTCCAAAGTTTCTATGTACACGCGGTTGGTTACGCTGTCCGCTTCAAAGGTTATGCCCAAATTTGTGTACGGTACGCCCGTTCCGTCGTCCATAAAGTCAATTACGGGACCGCTAAGGGTTGTTCCCACACGCGGGGTAAAGGTTAAAACCCCGTCGCGCGACACAAAAAAACGGCCAAATTCTGCGGTTTGGTTTATTTGTAAAAGGTATTGCAAAACGTTTGTACCGGCCGGCACGGTATATGCGGCGTCGTGGCCTAGGTCTACGGTGCCGGTGTCAATGTTTCGAGCGGCGCCAGTTGGGTAATTGACTTCCGGCAAGTCTAAAACCGTTTCTATGCGTTCGCCTGACGTTTCAACACCAACGTTGAGTTCGTCCATAAACGTTTGGCTTAACAAATAAAAGTTGTCTGAACAATAAACGGTAACGGTGTCTATGCCGTCTAAAGCAAAGTTGTAGTCATAATTTAAAATTCGGCCCCGGTACAAGTATTCGGGATCGTTTGAGCTGTCATAACGGATTAGTTCCACGGCGCGCATTGGGGCAAGGCCGGGCAACGCTTCCGGGGTGTTGTAATACGGGCCGTTATCGTCAAACGGGTTAAAAACACCGTCCACGTCGTTAATGGTAAAAGTCATTGTTCCTGCTGCGAATTGGTCGCCAATGTCGCGACGCCCGCGCCGAATGTTTATTTGCGTAGTGCTTGCTGTTACGTCGGCAAAATCTGTTGTTGGACCCAACGGAAATGAACCGTCGAGCAATCCTTTAATGTCGCTGTCAAGTACGAAACTGCCAACGTCGTAACCGGTGTCAATTAAAAGGCTGTAATTGCCGGCTTGGGTTATTGCACTTCCTGGCATTACCTGTAACCAACCGTAGGCACTTCAAGCGGGCCGTTTTGGCGGGTAAAGGCTTTAAGGCTGTCGGCTACTACGCGACCAATTTCGGCGCTTGTTGCCATGCCACCATTAACGTTTACGGTAATTGGTGCACTACTGCCACGCATTGCTTTGTGTTCGGCGACGCTTGCCATGCTCGAAGCGCTAGGTGCCGGTATAGCAACGGGTTGACCTGCCGTAATCTGTGTAAAAGCAATGTCTGTTTGTGCTTGCTCTAAAAGGGCGTTTAAGCGTTTGGTGCTCAAATTTGGGTTTTTCAAAATCTTTTCATATTTTGCTAAAACGCTTTCCAACCCAGCAACAAGGGCGTTGCCCTGATCTACACCGGCTTGGTAGAAACGGCTTGCGCTGTCTAGCCCTAGTTTGTCCGCGACGCTTTGAACGGTGGCTACCAGCGCGTTAACCCCGTTAGGGCCTGTAATCGCTTCCTGACCGCCTGCAACCAGTTCGGCGGCGATTGCTGCGCCTGCTTGCCCGCCTGCGTCTAAAACGGCTTGTAACGCGTCTAGTGACAATCCACGCTTAAGTAGCAAATCAACGTTGTCGGCGTACTGCTTGACCCCTGCAACTTGATCTTTAAGCCCGGCTAGAAAACCTGCCCCTGTTTCGTCGCCTGCGTCTTTGGCGTCGGTAAAACTAAACGCATTTTTTATGCCGTCGGCCACATTATTGCCAAAGTCGTTAAAAGCGTCGCGGGCGTCGTTTAGGTCGTCTTTAGCGGTTTGTAACGCGTCGCCTAATTTGTCTTTTAAGACGTCGTAAAGTTTGTTTAGCTCTTTGGTTGCCCCGCCAGTTTCCTCAGTTGTGCCTTTCAAAGATCGGTTAAAAATGCCGGCCGCGTCGGCGTTTCGCATTTGTTGAGCTGCAGAAACGCCAAGTTGTTGGTTCCAAGCCCCGGTTACCTTTTCGGCTTCGACTGTGTTGCCAATGAATTTTGCTAGGTCAAGGCCGAAAGCAAAAACGCGACTAGACGCTTTCAAGGCTTGTTCGGCAATAATGCTTAAACCTTTACCAATGACGTTAAAAGTTTCGGGGTTACGTCGAACCCAATCAGTAATGCTCAACAATGCTTGGGTGAAGTCCTGCATTGCCGGCAACAATTTTTGGCCCAATTGAACTTGCACGTTTGCGAATTCTGCGCGCAAGGTTCGTTGGCTGTTTGCTAGCCCGTCGCTTGTGCGTAAAAAGTCGCCTTGGGCGTCGCCAGTCTGTTTGTAAATGGCAGATTGCGCGGCCAAAATTTTTTGTTGAGCGGTGAGCGCGCCTTTGCCGTCGTAAATGCCAAGGGTTAACGCTTCTTGTTTTAGCGTGGCGTCGTTAAGCAAAACACCAAAACGGCGCAAAGGTTCGGCTTCGCCACGTAGCGCGGCGCCAATTGCTTGTACAGCTTCCTCTGGGCTTGTGTTGTTAAACGAAGCAAGGTCCGAAGCAAGTTGGGTGAAGTCGTTACTAAATACCGCTAGGTCTTGACCAACTAACCCGGCAGCTTTACCGAACGTGCCGAAAGCCCCGGCAGCGTCCAACACGGCTTGCTTGGATTGGCCCATAGATCGAGCGGCCGAAGCTGCAAAGTTTTCTACGTCTTTAGCGCCTTTGCCAAAAATAACGTTTACTTTTGACATGCTTTCCTGCATGTTTGAAGCTGCAGTAATTGCAGGCCCCAACACTTGTTGCACGGTGCCAAATGCCAGGCTTAAACCGCCAACCGCACTAGCAACGTTTTTAGAACTAGTGCCGAATTTCTTTAGTTGTTTGTCGGCGGCTTGAATACCCGTATTTACAAACGTGGTAATAATCGGAATGTTAATTGCCATTAGCGGACCCTGCTTTTTAGATTGCGGTTAGTCCTTTGCATGACGTCCTCAATGACTAGCAAAACGTCTTGCTCGACTGCCGGGCGGTTGTTTTCTACCGCTTTGTCAATAACACGCGGTTGACCGCCTTCTTGCGCGTTTAGGTTGGTAACAAAAAGGCTGCTTTTGTTACGGCCTGCATGGTCATAAATTACGCCGGCAGGGTCATTGGATTGCACAACCATAAGCCGGTATGGCTTGGCACCAAATACAACTTGTTGGGTGTAACCGCCGCGGTCAAAGTTCACGTACCGCTCACGGCTTGGGCGTACACCAACCTTAATTTTGTAGCCGGCTTGTACTTGATCGGTTCGCCAACTGGTTTCGCGGCCTTTTACTAGGTTGCCTCGAACCATGCCGGAAAGCGGGGCGCCGTTGCCTTTGCTGTTGTCAAAATGGGCAACCATGCTGCGAGCTTCGACCAACATTCGTTGACCTGAATTACTAATGCGTTTAGTAATTCGGCGCCTGTAGGACGGGTCAATTTTGTTTAGTTCGGCTAAGGCTTCTTGGATACCTTGAATTTGTAAAACCTGTTGGGCCATGCCGGTTACCTTTTGTTTCGTTCCCCTAGCACTTTAGTCACCGTTAATAAGTCTTGCGTGTCAAACACTTGCGCGTACCAATGCGGCGCCCACCCTGTTGCAACTAACAGTTCGGCTAGTTGCCGGCGGTAGGTGCCGCTTGGGTAGGGTTTTGGGCCTCTTGATCTACAACCTCGACGTTGGTTACTTGTTTGCAGTACGTGTCAAATTCTGACGGCACAATAATTTTGGATTGTTTGCTTGCTTCCCACGCCAAAAATAAAAGGTCCTCAACACCAATGCCGTTTGCCATGTCGGCGGCTTTGCGTTTAAAACGGCGTTCCCATAGCACAATTGTAAAAAGGTTTGTGCTTACTTGGTACGTGCCTTCGTGGTTGGTTACTTCAAGGGTTAATTGCATGTGTGCCTTCTTTCGTGTCGGGCCGATTGTTCGGCGCTAATTATGCAACGCTGTAGGTGCCGCCAACAAACGTAATATCAATTGTGCTGAGCTCTCCCAGCGTGGCGTTCACGACTGGCATCTCAAGCAACGCGCAATTGGTTAGGGTAAAGAGCTCCCCACCGCCGTCAACGATTACGTCAATGTCGCTATTGCCAACAAGCGCTGCAAGTGTCGCGTATGTTTCTGACGCTGCGTAAGACATGTAAAGCGACAATGTGACTTCGTGATTGCCCAAGCCCGCTTGGAAGGACCTGCTTGTTTGGCCGAACGTCGTATTTTCCAAATTGTCGAAACGGTGAAGGAAAGTCGCGGCTGTACATTGATTGGTGAGCGAAATTCCGTTGACGGAAACGCCTGGATTGCTTAGGTATGTGCTTGCGGCCATTGGTGTTACTCCTTGTGTGTTGCTCTCTTATTTTTAGCACCTTTTTTTGGTGCCGGTGTGGATACTTCCTCGGTTACTTCCTTGGTCGCTTCGTCTTGGACTTCCTCAATAAACCCGCCCCAAATAAGTGCAGGCACGTTTAGGCCAGGTCGTACAACAAATTCTTGGCCTACTACACCAACGCGGGGGCTTTTAATAATGTACATAGGCACCTAACTTGTTTGGGCTTGCATTTCAATAGTGAGATCATAGGCCGAAAGTTCGCTGCCGCCGATAACCGCAATAGTTGGGCGTCCGTCAACAACTGCCACGTTTTTAGTTAGCACTTTGGCGACCATGTTCATAAGTGACCGCTGGGCGTCAAGGTTGCCCGGTCCCAATGTAATTAGGCGCACGGGGAAGCTGATCTTGACAATGTTGTAGTTCCATGCCACGAAACTAGGGGCGTCAATGAAAGCGCACGGCGGGTTGAGCGAGCGCGGGTCATTTGTGACGGTTAGGCCCGTGATCGTTTGCAGGGTCGCTGTTAGATCGTCAAGCGCTTCGTTGAAAAGGTCGGTGTATGCAACGGGCATTATGCGACAGCTGGGCGATCTATGCCCAATAGTTGTTTAATCATTGGGCTAAGGCCCATGCTTCCACCCGACGCCAAACCGTCAAACCCGGCAAAGTCTGTTACCGCGCCACGCTGACGGTACAAAAAGCCTGCGTAAGCAATCGTTCCCAAAAGAACCGAAGCATTAGGCACCGTTGTAAGGCTTTCATTGCGATAACCCGCTTCGGCCCTACGCCTATAGCAAAACTCATTCGAAGCCTGCCGGCATTGCGTAATAAAAGTTTGGTCGGCAGCTGTCGCTGTTCCTATTCCTAACCAATCCTCAATTTGTGCGTCGGTTGTTACCCAAGTGCAAACGGGGGTTGTTGTCAACGTGCCAGTAGCGGCAACAATGTTTACGTTTGCAGCTGTCTTGGCAACAAGCACTTGGTTGGCAATTGGGGTTTCAATGTCGTATTGAAAAAACCCTTGTTCGTCTACGCCAGTAAAATAGTACTGGGGCAACTCTCTAACGGTGTAAGTACCGTTAAAGGTCGCGTCAACCCCTGCAATAGTTACAGACTGACCAACCTCTAAAGGGTCGGCGTTAGTGACTAATACAACAACCGCGTAATTGTCGGTTAAGTATTTTTGTTGGACCGAATAGACGGCCATAACGGCCTACCTTTCGGTTATCAGACGAACTTAACGAACTTGGTCGCGTCGGCCATGAAAGCGGCAGCGTATCCACGGAAAGCAATTGTGCGTCCCATAGTTGCCGGTACTTCAACGCTGATCGCGCCCTTCTGCTGTTCGTAGAATTCGAAACCAGCTGCAGGACCTGCAGCGTGGCCCATGAATGAGCCCGGCGCGTTTTTGTCAACTACCAACACCAACCCAAGAGGGTTGCCGTTCCATGACGTTGCAGACGAATTACCGGCAGCGTTTTGACCCATAAGGTTAGGTGCACCAACAAACGGAAATACCGGACGGTTTTGGTCGTCCGTGCTGCTTGCGAGAGCCGCCCAACTGGCAGGCGTGACCACCATGTGCGTAGGCAAATAGTTTGACGTTGCCGAAATTTGACGGGCACCGTCGTAGATCGCTGCAACCCAATCGGCGCCAACTGCGGTGTCTGCAACTGAAGCTGTCTGCACAATTGCTGCATGGCATGTGTCAACCGCGTAGTTGTCGGTTGCTTGACCGTAGGCAATTGCCAACTGGTTAAGAATAATGTCAATGCTTGAAGGGTCTGACCAGTCAAGGTCCTGTTCGGACACGGTGACGTATGTTCCAAAACTTAATTTGGAAATATCAGAATTTGAAACGCTGACAGTTGACGCGTTGAGATCGTCAAATTGTGCGGCCTGTTGTGTGACAACTGGGCGTGTAACAATTTTTGGACGGCGGAACGTGGCGCCTGCGGTTGGCATTGCCCTTGTCCCAATTGCACTGACAAACGGCCTGATTGGGTTTAGCGAATCGTAGACACTGCCGGTGATGATTTCTGGCAAAATTCCTGGCGTGCTTTCGGTGTTAATGAAAGGTGCAACGCCCGGCGCTGCTTCAATTCGAGCTGCTGCAATGTTTGCGTTCATCTGTGCAAAATCTGCACCGCCGCGCACATAACTTGCAATGTATTCCGACGTTGAAGGCAAGCGCAATTTTCGTGGCTGTGCGTAAATGGTTTGAACTGTTGAAGCCTCAACAACTGCAGGGGTTTCTACTGGGTTGGTCATTTCGGTTGTTTCCTTTTCTGTGTCCTGATCTTTATTTAACTCTATTTCGGGGTCGTTTTGGTGGATACTGGCGGCGACGCGCTCGACCTTGGCGGCTTCAAATGCGCCATATGGCAAAAGGCTTAGTTCCTGCCATTCTGCTTTGGTAACAATCATGGTGCCGGCTTCGTCAAAACTAAATTCCACTGGGATTGCGCCAACGCTAAGGCTGTCTAAAACGCCGTCCATGGCAAGCTGCAAGCTCTCATTTCCAAGCGCGGTTTCGCTAATTTTGGCTTCAAACATTACGTAGTTGCCGACTTCCTCGCGGGCCGTTACAACGCCAATTGGTTGTGTGCTGTCGTGGTACAAATACATTTTCGGCTTTTTGCCTTCCAACGGCAACGAGCCTTTTTCAAAGCGGACCTTTTGGCCGTCGCTTACTACAGCGTCAACGCCGTATTCGAGGGCGACGCCGGCAAGGGTTCTACGTGGCAGCGCGTCGCCTTGCGCGGCGTCAATCTTTAATTCTTGTGGGGTCAACCTAAGCATTTGCTTGCCTCATTTCCTCTGGCGTTTCCTGTACTTCAACGTTTGTGTTGTATTCGTTGGCTAAATAACTTTCAATGTCAAACATTACCCCGGTGCCCCTTGGCAAGACGTTATCCGCGCTAAGTGTTTCTTGTATGCAATCTATGTACGGTTTTACGCCGAACGTGTACAAGTCGCGTGACGCTTCGCTAGACGAAACGTAACTGTAATTTCCAATGCTCACGGAAACGAGGTACGCGGGGACGTT